ATATGATTGTGCCCTCAACAGGCGAGACTATAACGTACAGACCATATGTGGTCAAAGAAGAGAAGATTTTATTAATAGCTATTGAATCGCAAGATGAAACTAGTATTGAAAAAGCGGTTTTAAATGTTATTAAAGCTTGTGTAGAATCGCCAATTGATTTTAAAAAACTAACAACATTTGATGTTGAGTTTATGTTTATAACCTTGCGAAGTAAGTCTGTGGGTGAAGGCATTAAACTTAAAATGAAATGTGAAGTTGAAGAATGTGATGGTATGACTGAACAAAAGATTAACTTAGAAAATGTAACAGTAAGTAATTTAGAAGAAAAGGCTAATAACCGTATTAAAATTAATAATGATATTAGTATTGATTTAAAATACCTTAGCATCAATGATTCATTAACTCAAGTACAGAGAACAAGTGAAACTGATACTGTTATTAGTTCAGTGGCCAAATGCATTGAAACAATTTACAGTGGTGAAGATACATTTGCTACTAAAGATGCTAGTCATAAAGAAGTTGTTACTTTTGTTGAAAGTTTAAACAGTGATCAATTTGCAATGATAATTTCATTTATGGAAAAGGCTCCGGCGCTGACTTATAATATGGAATATATTTGTGCCACTTGTGGTCATGAAAACAAACAGGAGTTAAAAGGTCTATCTGATTTTTTTATATAGCCCTTTCGCATGACAATATTGCGAATCATATAAAAATGAATTTTGCAATGATGCAGCATCATAATTATTCGTTGAGTGATTTGAATAATATGATGCCATGGGAGAGGGAGATTTATATAGCCCTTTTACATGAACATATAGATGAAGAGAATAGAAGACAAGAAGCTTAAAATAAAAACTAGGATAAAGCTATGGCAGGAAAAACTCAAGAAACATTATTAATTGAAGTAGTTCAGCTTTTACGAAAGCAGAATAAACTCAGCGTACGTGATAGACTGCGAGAGGCTGAAGAATCTAAACGCGCTGAGAAAATGCAGGCAATGAGTGAAGTTGCCGAAGAAAATCAAATTGGTATTATTAGTGGTACAGAAGATTTTCAAAGAAGATTCTTAGCTGGACAAGCTAAAACCTTTACTGATTCTGCAACTAAGGATACGCCTAAAGGTCCAATACAACGAGCTATATTAGAGTCTTCTAATAGAATTGCTAATTATCTAGAGAATGGAAACACCTTAGCTAAAGCCTGGAGATTGCAAGACCAACGTGATAAAGCTGAAAACAAACGTGAAAAACCACCATCTCCTTTAGCATTAGCAGGCAGTTCTTTAAAGGCTTATCGTAAGAAAGAAGAAGAAGAGGGGTTTGTAGCTGATATGTGGGATAAGGCCAAATGGACTTTCTTCTTAGCTACAGCCGCTGCTGTGTATTTAGCCCAAGAAGGTTTTCATTTGTGGCATAAGAAAGCTCTTATAGGTCTTAAAGCAGTAGGTAAATGGGCAGGAAGTTTTGATAAGATTGGAGAGAGGGCCACGGCATTTAGGACCTCAATATACAAATGGTTTGGTTATGACAAGACTGGCAAACCATTAGGGAAAGTAAAGAATTTTAAAAGTGGAACATTTTTAAATTTTGGTGGTCTTCAAACATTTGTGAGCAATCAATTATTGGCATTAAAAGCCAGAGCTTATAGAGCTGTTGGTTTAGGTGTCGATGGTAAAAAACTTGGTAATGCATTTGAACGAGGTGGTAAAGGTAAGTCTAGTAAAATTGGTTTAGGTGCTGGTTTTGGCACAGGATTCTTTAAAACAATAACATCCAAGATTGGCAAGATACTTAGTCCATTAATAAGAGCAGGTGCTGCAGTTTCAAATTGGTTAGCTAGTGGTGTTGGTAAAGGATTAATGGCATCAATTAAAGCTCTTGGACAAAGTCCATTTGTTAAATTGCTTGGTAAAATTTTATGGCCTGTCACATTAATATTTAGTATGTTTGAAGGGTTTAAAGCTGGTAGTGAGGAAGCTGAGAAAGAAGGTTCTAAATGGTATACTGTGCTTGCTGAAGGTGCTGGTGGTGTATTAGGTTATATCTTTGGTGGATTGCTTGACTTAGTTAAGAACGGTGCTGTATGGTTAATTTCAAAGGGATTTGGTTTAGAAACTGATGAAAATGGAAAAATCATTGGTGATAGTCCAGGTGCTACAGCCCTTGGCATAATAAAAGAGTTTAGCTTTGCTAAACTTATTCGTAAACTTATTGCTATGCCATTTCATTTTATCTCGAATGTTTTTGATATTGTTGGTGAATTGTTCACGGCAATTTCAAATGGACCGACTGCTGTTTGGGATTGGATTACTGAAATCCCAAAAAGATTAAGTAATTGGATAAAGGGTCTACTTCACCCTAAGATTTTAGAGTTTTTGGGTATTAACCCCGATGATTTGGCAAGCTCTGAAAATTTAACTCAAAAAAACTTGCAGCTAAGATATGGAGAAGCATTAAAAAAAGCAATATGGGACAGTACAATAAATCCTATCACTGGAAAAGCTTGGCTTGGTGAGAAGGCGGAAAAGGCAAAGGTTATTTATAAATACCAACAAGCATTCAATAACAGTGAAGAGTTGCAGGCAAAATTCATTAGACGAGAAGATGAAAGAATGTTAGCAGAAGCTATAGCAAAAACGCAAAAGCAGGCAGATACAAATATTCATAACACACATAATCAGATTATTAATTTTACATCTGGTGCTTATGGTGATATGTTCCGAAACCTTCAAGAGCAGCCCGCCTATTGAATTTTAATTAAAAAACCCCCAATTAAGGGGGTTTTAGTGGAACATCTGTAAGTATTAAGCTTCAGCCGCTAACTTAGCGAAATAACTCATTGTATCATTATCATCTTCAGCTCGTTGAATTGGATCTGCAACTACTGCAACTGGATCTGAAACGACAGGTTCATCATTGAATGGTGATTCTTCAACAGAAGCAGCCATTGTTGATTTTTCCTGAGAAGTTCCAGCATCTTCACCTAAAACTCTAGTTAACTTAAGGTTAAGCTCACTGTAAGACTTAAATGTTGAAGGATCAGTAAACTCTTTAAGAGAATACTGTTTATTGTAAACATCTTCTAAAATACCATCATCGGCATTAAGTGGTTCAATTGTACCAAACTCAGATCGGTCATAGTTACGGAATCCCGCGACTTGAGCAATCTTCATTTTAAAATTAGCACCTTTCCATAGATCAAATGGATTAACAGCAGTTTCATCTTCATACTGAGGTTGCATACTATTCATAATCTTTTCAAAGATTTTAGCACCATAAGTATATAAGAATGTTTTACCATTATTTTCTGGATTTTCAGGATCAGAAACAATACAAATATTTGACACATAATGTAAACGACGCTTACGCTTACGTGCAATATCTTTATCTGATTCTATACCTGTATTCCATAATTTAGAATTCATTTCAGAAACAGGATCATCTTTACCAAGAGTGGTTAATGATTTTTCAACATACCATTGGCCTGTTGGTCCTTGAAAGAAATGATCAAAATACTTAGCCCAAGGAAGGTCATCACCTTCAACTGCAGGTAAAAATCTAATAATAGCATAACCATTACCTGCTTTATCTACCGTGGGTTTCCACATTCTCTCGTCTCCATAGGATTTTTTTTCTGTGGTTTGTTGAGCTGCCTTTTGTAGTTGATCGTTTATAGCACCTGCTTTGTTTTTTAAGTCTTGAAATGACATATTTGTATCTCCTTTAAAAATTTATATTAATTTATATATCGTTATATTACGTTATATTTCTTTGTATCATTATATATTATAACATACTTTCAGTTGAAAGTACATACGTTATTTGAAAATATCTATAATAATCTTTCTCATTTTGTTATCATCAAACTTTAAGAAAGGTTGATATTTTTTAATTTTTATGTATAAATCCGGCCACAAAATAGTCTCCGTGATTTGTTTATTAATTGACTCAATAAAACCTGTCAATTTATTTATTATACACAGTGTCTCTAAAGATACTGTGTCTTCCAAATAATGATGAATAATTCTTGGATATGTTTCTTCTATTTCCAAAAGTGAATCAAACCCATCATCTGAAATTTCTTGTAATTCATTTTTAAACAAATATGATATACTATCGATTCGTTTTAAAAAGTTAGTATATGTATTTTCATCTCTTATCATATCACCAGTAAATTTATTACCAGCTACTTGATGTGAGGCAAAATATAAAATTATATCATCTTTGTTTTTAAATCTTTTTCCTATTTTAGTTAATTGAAATTTATCTGGTCTTTTCCAATATGTTTTTTCAGTTATGTTTGTTTTAAAATTATACTTCCAACAATCATATGATCTATTAAAATGTAAGTTGATTGCATGGTGTAATACAAATGCTTCATATCCAGTCATTTTCATTGAGGTAATATATGTGTTGGGTTACCACCTTGTAACAAATTAAGTTGTCTAGCTTCAAACTCTACATGCTCAACTATTTCTTTTGATATTAATTTTTTTGAGTCTCTTAAATCAATTTCGTTATTATCACATACATATATAATAGCATCCATATAATGACAATCTTTATGTGTTCTTACGTATGTTTCAACTAATCTTGAAAATGTTTTTTTATTTAAATCTTCACTACTCATAATGTCATCTCATTTTCATAACCTTTATCTTTATCAATTAAATTTTGTAATTCGGCATCAATTTTTATATTACCATTTTCATCATATGCATGTGCAATTGTTTTATGATATAATCTAATTTCTTCATCCTCACCATAAAAATCAAAAGGGTACATACCATCTCTTAAGTACTGGTTTAACCCTCGTATATAAGCTTGAATGGAAGTTAGCTTAGCTATAGCACCTCGTTCATTCCGATGAACAGCCTTCCTCAGAACACTAACCTTGTCTTTCTGGGCCTTTAAATAACGTTTTACATTAACTACAGATAGTCCATGGTCATCATCTAATGCTAACACATTAGGTGCTATATTTTTATATGATGCTGGCTTTTTAGCTGCTCTTGCTTTAGCTAAATTAGATACAGCTGCAATCTTTTGTTCCTCACTCATCTTGCGTTTTGCCATAATGTAAATCCTTTATTATTTAATATAGTATATTATATCATAGTTTATTGCAAATGTAAACAGTTTAACCTTTATATATTTTTAATATCTGACCTTCAAATGCTTCTACTTTGTCAACTCTATTAGGCCATTTAATATATTCTTTCTCAGGATTAGCCTTAAGATTATTAAGTAGAGGCGTGATCGCATTGAACAATTTGTCTAACCTATCTTGTGCATTTGATGCACTTGCTGTTGATGCTGCTACTTCTTTTGCAACATCTAATTCGTTTTCATCGACTAGCGTGAAACCAAAATCGAAATTTGACATTTCTTACTCCGTTAATAATTGTTTAATTCCTAGTGTCCAGTTTTCTGCTGCATCTTCAACATATCTTAAAGATTTATATTTAAAATCTTCAGTTGTTATTCGAGTACCAGCTGCATCTTTATATGTTATTGAAAAAAACGAATGTTCACCATCCATTCCATTTATAACTTGATACAATTTAGCAACACTACCATCATCCTTATAATATTCACTCATCAATTTTCTGTGATCCATTCTACTATCTAAACCATCCATGATTTCTCCTATTCATTAGTTATTTTATAATTTAATTTACATTCTGGATAGATTTTTAATGGTTCATCTTCTATCCACCATAAATTAGGATTAGTAAATTTGTACTTTAAATAATTTTCAAATAAAGTTACTTTGGTTTTACCATTACCAAGTGGGATTCTATATTGTGATTTAATCATAATACTATTATAACATATTTATACTTAAATGTACATAGTAAAAGGGGACTTATTAAAAAATAAATCCCCTTAAATTACAACCTAAAAGATTGTTTTTTTAAAATGTAAGAACAGCTTCAAGTGAAGTTACGCCATCTGCGCTTCCAGCTTTTTCCCATTCTGCAGTCCATATACCACGAGTAACTGCTAAGCTA